TGTAGAAGTTAAGATAGACGTTCCGCTAACGGGTGTTTCGGCAGCCACCGCAGCGGGTAGTGTAGAAGTTAAGATAGAGGTTCCGGCAGTTGGTGTTTCGGCAGCCACTGCGACGGGCAGTTTAACGGTTACGGGCGACGCCAACCTCACTCTTACGGGTGTTTCGGCGGCCACCGCGACGGGCAGTGTCGAAGTTAAGATAGGGGTTCCTCTTACGGGTGTTTCGGCGGCCACCGCCGTAGGAACAGTACTGATTTGGCAAGAAATCGTCCCCGGACAGGACGCAGAGTGGAACCCAATAACTTACACGCAGTCGCCAAACTGGACTAAGATAGCAGCATAGGAAACAATCATGGCTTCAACATACACAACAGGTTTTGGCATTGAGAAGATCGGTACGGGCGAACAGGCCGGTGCTTGGGGCACGACTACGAACCACAATGCCGATATTCTGGACAGAATAGCTTCCTATAAGGCGGTGGCTCTTTCCGGGACAACGCACACTCTTACTGTTCGAGAAGCCTCGCCGGGCTCCGGAACCGAGAACCTTCAGGATGGCATGTACCGTGTGATTAAGTTCACGGGCGCTCTTGGCGGCAACAATACGGTCACGATAGCGCCGAACACGTCACCGGCATACTTCATTATTGAGAATGCGACTACGGATTCTGGCTCAAGCGGTCCTTACTCGGTAATCCTGACGCAGGGTTCCGGGGCAAACGTTACGGTCCAGAACGGGAAAAACGCGATCATCTACTGTGACGGCGCGGGTTCCGGGGCGGTTGTTTATAATGCGCTAGCGGACATTCAGGTGGGAACCCTGGAGGTTACGGGGGTCGCAGCTATTGATGGGGCTTTAACGGCTGCGGCTATAACTGCGACAACGCTCACCACCAGCGGTATTGCCTCTATTGACGACGCCACCGACACAACGTCAGGCACTACTGGCTCGATTCACACGGACGGCGGTCTTGGAGTAGCAAAGAATTTGTTTGTTGCAACGAACGCAACGGTGTCGGGCACCACTCTTATGACGGGTGTCGCAACCCACGGAGACGATGTAGTTTCCGATACCGACAGTACAGACGATTTAGGCACCACAAGCGTTAGATGGGCCAACTTATTTGTCGATGCCATTACGGCAACTGACCAGATTACCGCCACGGGCTTCACCGGCACTCTGGACGGTATCCTTGGCTCTGGCACCCCTGCTGCGGCGACTGTGACGCAACTTACGTCTGGTGGTGTGATTGTTTCAGATACCGACAGCACCGATGATTTAGGTACTACCGGGGTGCGGTGGCGCGCCTTATATGTCGATGCAATTACTGCAACCGATCAAATAACAGCTACCGGCTTTACTGGAACCTTGGACGGAATACTTGGCTCTGGCACCCCTGCTGCGGCTACTGTGACGACCATCGCCGCGACGACATTCGGCACCAGCAGTCAGAACGCCTACGGCGCTCGCACCGTGTCCACCTCCGGGCCATCCGGCGGAGCGGACGGCGACATATGGTATAAGTATTAGGAGGATATATTATGCCATCCTACATAAAAAGCGGCGGCGTCTGGCGCGAAACCTCTGAAATCCATGCCAAAACTGGTGGCGTCTGGCGCGACTGCACCGAAGTCCATGTCAAATCCGGTGGCGCTTGGCGTAAGGTTTTCCAAAGTGCCATTGTTGTCAGCCTCGGCGCGGACCAGACCAACTACAACCTTCACACTGCGGCGGTAGCGGCTGGGTATGATGGATCGTCTGCCTCTCTAATTTACCTCAACCTGAACTCCTACAAGATTTTATCCAATGCGACCGGCACCTACGCTCTAACCTTTGGGTCTATCCCGTCCACCTGCACTGTCTATCTGGACACCGGCACGGGCGGCATTTACGCCGCTGGCGGCAACGCTGGCGCTGGTGGGGCTATCAGCAGCGCGGCCTCGTCGGCTGGTGCTGCGGGGAGCGCCGCTGGTAGTGCTATGAATATCACCTGCCCCTCCACAATCGTCAACGCCAACGGCTTCATATTCGGCGGTGGCGGCGGCGGTGGCGGCGGCGGCAGTGGATACGCAGTGTCCGCAGGGTCCAAGGATAACGACGTATCGGCTAGGGCCGGGGGGTCCGGTGGCGGCGGCGGTGCCGGGAACAGTAACCCCGGCGATGCTGGCGGCGGTGGGGCTGCTTCTGGTGCTACTGGCAATATTGCTGGCAACGCTGGTGCCGCTGGCTCTACATCGAGTTATGGTGCAGGTGGCGGTGCAGCGTCGGTAGTTGCGAACAACGATGGTGGGACTTGCAATGCCACCGGCGGTGCCGGTGGGCGTGGCGGAGCGTTTGGTGAAGCTGGCGTTGCCGGTTCTTCGGCAAGTGTAACGCCGCGTAACGGCGGAGCATCAAGTGCCGGTGCTGGGGGCGCTGGCGGTGCGGCGGGTAAAGCGATCAATCTAAATGGTCACGCTGTCACTTGGACAAGCGGTAATGATGGCACACATGTAAAGGGAGCCGTATCCTAATGAAGACGCTTATCCTCTTCTCAGGCGGCATTGACAGCACTTACATCTTAAACAAGATGCTCTCCACCACGGCAGACGAGATCACGGCCTTCCGTGTTTCGTTCCCGGCGGGTTATGGAAACCGCAAGGGCTGGCACTGGCATGAAGGTGCGTTGCAAAGCGAAAGCATTGCTGCTCAGTCCATCGCTGACGAACTCCAAACCACCCGGCCCTTCACCTATGTAAATGTTACGGTCACAGATGAACAAGCCGATACTCGTCTCAGCCGGGGCCACGTTGCGGTAGAGCAAGGCGCGGCGTTTGCCCTTGCCAACGGCTTTGACCGGGTATTCTTGGGCCGCGAACCGCATCATATTCTTCCAGATGGTGGAGAAAAGCACTGGCAATCACGCCTTACCCTTCACAACACTGTTGCCCCGGCGATCCCTTTGGAGACACCTTTGCTCGATTGGATGGAGGGTACGCCCCATGCTTACGCCACGCTATCGCAAAGCCTTTTATCTAAGGTGGCAACGTGCCGCCAGCCAACCATCGTTGAGGGGGCCGTGATCCGGTGTGACGATTTCACAGTGACCGGCCCCTGCTACCAAGGCTGTTTCAACCGCAACCTTGTTGAAGGTTTCTTGGCGGCTGGCGCAACGCCTGACGCTATTCTCGACACCCGGTTACGCAAACTCGGAATAGGTGCGTATGAAGGTGTGATCGCACCGGACCCCGATTACAGGAAGGGAAAATAATGCCCACTTACGCAATCACCACAGACGACAAGACAGCAGTTAAGAAGGTGTTTAACCAAGCGGATGTACTGACCCAAGAGCAGATGGATGGCATGAACGCCGTACTGTTTGAAACTGTTGAACCAGTTTACAATCCGGCCACCGAAAAACTTGCCCCCAATAAAACAATTTCGATTGTTGATGGTGTGGCGAAACAAATCCAGCAGGTGTTACCCAAAGATGACGATGATTTCATGGATGACGCCATCGCTGCTCGTAGACGGGCCATCCCAGCCCTTGAAGAACAACTGGAACTGATCAACTCCCTACTAAGTCGCGCTGTTAAATGGATAGCGCTTCAAGCTGACCCGGCGAAACCACACACGCTCTTTGATGTGAGTACCGAAGAACTTTCGTCCCTCGACGCTATTCAGGCACAACTAGAAAGTGTGCCGTTGCCCGATTTAAAGCGGCGCGTTGCCAAACCAGCGAAGCCGTAGGATGAACGAGAAAGGGTTATAGGAGAAGAGATGCCCCTTACAAAAGTTCAATTCCGTCCCGGAATCAATCGTGAAAGCACTTCTTACGCGGACCAACAAGGCTGGTTTGATTCGGACTTAATCCGCTTTCGTAAGGGTCACCCCGAAAAGATAGGGGGCTGGACCAAGATTAGTGGCTCATCCGTCCTTGGAACAGTTCGGTCGCTTAAAAACTGGGTCACTCTCTCGGCCTTGAAACTCATGGGAGTGGGGACAACCTCGAAGTTTTATATAGAACAAGGCAGCACCTATAACGACATCACGCCGATTAGAAGCACGGCTACTTTGGGCACAAACCCTTTCACCACGGGAAGCGCCGGATCGGGTATAATTACCGTTGTCGCAGCAGGCCACGGGGCCGCCGTGGGCGACTATGTCACGTTCAGTGGTGCAACAACCGTGGATGGTCTGACAACTGCCGATTTAAACAAAGAGCAGGTCATAACCAGTGTTGTGTCCGCCGCCAGTTATACGGTGGACACGGGCGGTAGCGCGACTTCCGGGGCAACGGCAGGCGGTGGCTCCGCAGTGATCGCAAACTACCAGATTCACGTTGGCGGAGCAGCGGTCTCGCTGTCCCCCGGTTGGGGGGCCGGTTACTTTGGCGGCGAAACTCTCACCTATTCCCTGACGACACTAAATGGTGCGATAAACGCCAGCGTCACTTCAATAGTCCTTACTTCTGGGTCTGATTTTGAAACCGTAGCGTCTACTACGAGCGCAGCCGTCGCAGTTGTAGACACGGTCATTAATGTCGCGGATTCCTCCTCCTTCCCTGCAAAAGGCACCGTCAAGATAAACAGTGAGAACATCATCTACGAAACTAATGTAGGTAACGTTCTCGGATTCCTCACGCGAGCCGCCGATGGAACCACTGGCGCAATTCACGCCAGCAGCGATGCAGTGACTTTTGTTGGTCTGATACAGATAGACGACGAATTGATCCAGTACACTGGTAAATCAACCCATACGCTTAACGCGGGCGTCGTCCGTGGAGCACGGGGGACGACCGCTGCGGCCCATTCCGATGGGGCCACCGTCAAGGAAGCCAATGACTTTATTGGTTGGGGAGACGTTTCATCACAGTTCACGTCGGGCGAAGCCCGGCTCTGGTCGCAAGACAACTTTGGCGAGGACCTTATCCTCAACGTGCGGAATGATAACATCTACTATTGGGACGCAACCTTGGGTCTTAGCAATAGGGCGTCGGCCCTGAGTGCTCAGGCGGGTGCTTCCGGTGCGCCTACGATAGCCCGCCAAGTCGTTGTCTCGGATACGGACAGGCACGTAATCTGTCTGGGAGCGAATACCCTTGGCACCACGGCGCAGGATCTCCTTCTTGTCCGCTGGTCCGATCAGGAGAACGCGGTCGATTGGACCCCTACGGCAACTAATACAGCCGGTTCTCAGCGCCTTTCGTCCGGCTCTGAAATAATCACCGCTATCGAGACCCGTCAGGAGCTTCTTATATGGACGGACGCCTCCCTTTACAGCATGAGATATGTTGGGCCGCCCTTCACGTTTTCGTTCAACCTTTTGGCAAGCAATGCTTCCATAATAGCTCCAAATGCGGTGGTTTCTGTTGGGGACAGGGTTTTCTGGATGGATACCGAGAACTTCTTCATGTACGCGGGACAGATACAGCCAATTCCCTGTACCGTTCTCAAGTACGTCTTCGATGACATTAACCTGGATCAGAGCCTGAGTTTCTTTGCCGGGTCAAATAGGATGTTTGATGAAGTCTTCTGGTTCTATTGTTCTTCCGATAGCGACACCATAGACCGCTATGCAAAATACAACTACGTGGACAACACTTGGGACATAGGCTTGTTGTCCCGGACTGCTTGGGTTGACTTTGGCCTACAAGACAAGCCTAGGGCTGCGGGGGCCGTGGATAGCGTTAACTACATATATGCCCACGAAACAGGGACCACTGCCGATGGTTCTGCCATGTCGCCTTTCATTGAATCGTCCGTTTTCGCCATTGGGGACGGGGATCACTTTGCTTTTGTGAGTCGGATTATTCCGGACATAGATATAACAAGCTCGGATTCCACCACTTCTGTGAACTACGTCCTGAAGACCCGGAACTACCCCGGAGATAGCCTTACGACCAGTTCCACCAGTCCTGTGACGAGTACCACTCAGCAGGCGGATGTTAGGTCGAGGGCCCGTTCGATAGCCCTGCGGGTTGAGAGCAGCGCGGCGGACATACAGTGGGAATTGGGCGATGTCCGCCTTGAAATTCGACCGGATGGGAGGCGCTAGTGGCTAAATTACTAGAGACTTCCCTGCCTCTGGTCCCCCCGGAATACGACTTTGGGACGATGGTCCGCCTTGTCCGCACCCTTGAGGATGCCCTGACAAGGACTGAGATACCCGCTGTAATTAGCGGGGAAGATGATACCAACGGCGTGAACTGGTTTATGGGCTAATGGCTTCTGCATACAAAAACATAGCAAAGCTGGTGGGGGCAACGGGTGACGTTATAGTCTATACGTGCCCAGACGCTACTGAGGCTATTATTAAGAACGTCCAAATGTATAATAGCCATACGGGGTCTATTATAGTATATTCAAAAATAACCGATAGCTCCGCCTCGGTTACGGTAACGCTGCAAAAGGTCACCTTGGCTACCTTAGCCTCGACCGCCGCCTCTGCCGACACGTCCCTGACCGGCCCTTTTGTCTTGGAAGCCGGTGACACGCTAGTATTAAATTGCGCAACAGCCTC